CCCTACCCGAATTACCAGAAAAACTAGAAGTGTTGAACTGCAGAGACAATGATTTTGACATACTCACACTCGAACGGATATATAAATTTTATAAAGATCACAAACGATGCACGGAAGTAGTTTATTATGATGAATACGACGGAGATAATGTTGATAAAGATGATACATTGGAATATTATTCCAATCTGATGTCGGAATATTATTCCAATGGATTGGCTCAAGTAAAACAAGATATATTATCTAAAAATCCATCACGATCAACGATGACTGAAGTTCTAGACAATCAAGATTTGATTAGAAAAATCACTAGTTACGGCGGAAAAACTATGAAAAAACGTAAGACAAAATCTATGAAAACTGTACGGTCTATACGCGGGTTTGTACAAAAACGTCGATACCTGCAAAATACAAGGAGAAAGATATAAAGTGATTGTAAGAAAGTGACTTTATAATATATAGCAAAATGGAATCCAAAATAGAATCATCGTCTGAAAAAATCAAGGAAAACAATCCAGAATCCAAGGTAAAACCGGTCCAAGAATTCCAACTCATTACACCCCACGACTTTATGAAAAACCCCCAGATCTTGGACAAAATCAAGCTCCCCGAATTGCGCGCAACGTTGAAACACTACAAGCAACTGATTTCGTTTGAAATCACGCACGCATACACGAACACTTTAGCAAGTTATGGGAGGGACGATATTTGTAAAATGCGGCAAAACATCAAAGCGTTGTATAATTTTCGATTGACCGGTACCAAGACAATGGTCCAAGAACGCGTACACCAGTTTTTCCGAATGTGGAAGGCAGTTTTGCGTATTCAAACCCGAATCCGGGGATGTATGGTCCGATATTCCCAGGTTCTACGCGGTCCCGCCCTACGCAACCGCTCACTCTGTGTCAATGAAACGGACTTTTATACCTTGGAACCCTTGACGGAAATACCCGTCTTGGACTTTTTCAGTTACAAAACCCAAGAGGGGTTTGTTTACGGATTCGACATTCATTCGATTCGTGCACAATTGAAAGCCACCCATAATAAGCTAAACAATCCTTATACGCGCGAACCGATGAAAGATATTTTGCCAAACATTCGGCGTCTGGGACGATTGTCCAAGCTATTGTATGTTGCAATGTATGGGAAACCCGAGACGCCGACACCTGCTGTTCCGTGTTCAACCCGGTCATCTGCGATTATTCGCAATGGCATTCCGTCATTATCCACATTGATTCAACGAAGCGCGTTCCCGATGCAAAACATACAGATTCGAACGAATGTCTCGATGCTTTTGCCCGCCGAGTATAACCAAGAAGCAATGGTGGGACATTTGCGTGAAATTCGCGCAAAACCCTTCTTGGACCGCGTACACGCGTTGTTTATGGAAATTGATCATTTAGGTCATTATACTCAGGCGAATTGGTTTTTACAATTGACCGATCGCGATTATGTCCGATTGTATCGGAGTTTGCAAGAACACTGGCATTTTCGAGCGGGACTATCGTTTTCCGTCAAAGTATCCATTTGTCCATTGTGGGATCCCTTTATTATGCAGTCGGCGGACTTTTTTGATCCGGAAAGTGCCGAATCGGTCGAAAAACGAATGTGTTTGAATGTGTTGGAGGAGATGGTTTACACGGGGGTGAACGATGAATACCGTATGTTGGGTGCATTCCATTGTTTGTCTATATTGACGGTGGTTTCCATTCCGGCGCGTAACAGTATGATGTGGCTATATGAGTCACTCCGATAACAATAGCCTATAGCCTATATTCATCGTTTATAATAGAAAATGTATATAACACATAATATATTATATATATATATGTCAAAAATTGACTTTGTAACAATATTTTTCAATGACCCGGTCGATATGAATTTAATAAAATTACAGGCAGCCTCTTTTTCATATGTTGACGAGAATATGATTCATAAAATATATTTGGCATATAATGACATTGGAAACGGAAGAGAACTATATGAGTCAATAAAGACACATTACCCAGAAAATATTCGTGACAAAATAGTATTTGTATCGAGAAGCGAACTCGGTTTAGATTTTTTAAATGTATCTACATGGGTGAATCAACAATTAGTCAAAATTAAATTTTGTCATATGATAGATTCGCTTTATTATGTAGTGTTAGACTCAAAAAATCATTTTATATGTAATGTATCGTATAATACATTCTTTGTTGACGATAAACCTCTCTATAAATGTTTTTTATACAGTGAACCCAAGGGATCAGCTATGAGTAATCCGTTAAACTATTATATTGAACTTTTTCATTTACAAAAATATGGAATTTTTATATCGTCTGCAGTAACACCCTACGTTTTTTCCACAAAAATAGTAAAGGACCTCATTGATCATATTGAGAAAATAGTAAAAATTCCAATTGATGATTTTTTATTGAAAAATAAAGAAGTAAGCGAATTTTATTTATATTGGTGTTATTTATTATATTTGAAAAATAATAGTTATTCCATTTCTAACAATATACGAGAAGTTTGTTTATGGCAGATATCAGTTAAAAATTTGCAACCAGACGAATTTACAAGAATATTGAAAAATAAGAATATTTCATCATTTGCAATACATCGTTTGGTACTCAAAAACGAAGAATATGTAAAAAAAATACTGGAATTTGGCATAATTGACAATTTTTACGGAAAAATATATGACAGTGATACGGTCGATTTTATAAAGAAATGTCTGATAGTTACACATTAGTTTCCTTTGGTATATTATTTGTGTGACTGGATAATGAATAATTATTCATAAAACTATATTATATATATAAATAATCGGCATTTGAAACGAAAACCGGTGTAATATAATGGTAAAATATATTAGTATTGGTTACGGGTGTAATGTGAAACACCAAATCGATAAACATATGGGAAACTGCGAAACATTGTTTTTTGATAATCTGATGACGGATATGAAATCGGTTATCGAAATTTTCGAATGTAAGGAGATTGACGAACTCTTGTATTTTGAGAATATTGGCATCAAAAACCCTGAAAGAAAGGTCAATGATAAACATATAACTGTCGCATTGAAATCATTATCAAATTGCGTATCTATTCACGATGTTCCTTATCATTATTCGAATGAAGATATTTCTGATTTTATCGAAAAGTATAAACGTCGATAGAATCATCAATTTCATCAAAGGATCTGAAAAAGTATATTTTATTCGATATGGTTCTGTTATTGACATCAACAGCAGAAATCGATTTATAAAAGCCGTTGAAAATATAAACCCGGAGTGCAGGTTTGCTCTCATCAATGTGAATATTGAACGACCCGAAAACAGTATTTATAAAAATGACAACTATTTAGAAATAAATTTCACCGATAAAAAACAACCCACCGATTGGAAAACATCCTATTTAGATTGGAAACAAATATTTATGGACATAGAATCGAATGTTTAGGGGAACCGTCGGTTTATGTGACCAAGATGGCGAAAACGACCATCGTACTAAAGATGGCAAACAGGGTGATCGAATAATGATCCGATTCCCTTCTTTCCTTTTCCACATAATAGCCTCTTTGTAAGACGGGCATATCATAGTAAAACGGATAATAATAACCATACCCACCACCGCCGGTAGAACCGACAACGGAACTACCTCGGTAGACATAGGGAGGAGGTCCCCAACGTCCTCGTTGTTGAGTTCCACCATTGGAATGTTGTATTGTCATCGCTTCTGTATTTTTGTCCAAAGCCAAATCTGGTTTCGAAACAAAGTTCCAATAGAGTATTTTGCAAACAAAGGCGACCAAGATCGTCAATGCAATATATCCCGCCCATTTTTTGATTTTTGAAATGTCCATTCTCCTACACAGTATACATTGAAAGGATATATTTTACATTTTCATCCGAAACAAACGCACTATTATACCATTTTGATATTTCTCTCTTGGAAAGTCCAAGATTTTAGGACAAACCCCCAGGGAAAAAGCCTAAAGCCGAAAGCCTAAACCTTTAGACAAATATTATCCCAGACCCAGACCTTTTCTGGAAGACCCCCGTCGCCATCCAAAAATGCGTAAAAAAGGATGTTTTGCTGATTTTTAGGCATTTTGACAAATGTACACTCGATCTATGGTCTGAAAATATAATTTAGTGCGTTAAATGATATAAAAAAAGAGCTATATACAGTGTATAAATCAGAAATGGTTAGAGCGACGAAGAACGAGAAGACGACTACCCCTGCATCTACAACCCCCGCCCCTGTCAAGGAGGCTGCCCCCGCCAAGGAGGCCGCCCCCAAGAAGGAGAAGGCCCCCAAGAAGGCTGCTGCCCCTGCTCCTGCAGTTGAGGCCGCCCCCGTGGCTGCCCCCGCCACTACTGATGCCCCTGCGGTTGCCGACGATTCCTCTGTGAACCAGAAGATGAACGAGTTCGGTGCTAAGCTCCAGCAGCTTAACAGCATCTTTGCTGCTATCAAGGGTGATTTCAAGACTCTCGAGAAGGTGATCTCTCGCGAGCTCAAGTCCGCCCAGAAGTCCTCCAGCAAGCGCGCCAAGCGTGCTGGCAACCGCCAGCCCTCTGGCTTTGTCAAGCCCACCAAGATCAGTGCCGAGCTCGCCGCCTTCCTTGGCAAGTCCAACGGTACCGAGATGGCCCGCACCGCTGTGAGCAAGGAGATCAACAACTACATCCGCACCCATCAGCTCCAGGACAAGACCAACGGCAGAAAGATCAACCCCGATGCCAAGCTCTCTGCCCTTCTCAACATCAAGTCCGATGAGGAGCTTACCTACTTCAACCTCCAGCGCTTTATGAAGCACCACTTCGTGAAGGCCGAGGTTTCCGCTACTGCTTAAATTTTTTACCTTTACTCAAAATCCAAAAAAATCCAAAAAATCCAAAACAAAAAAATAAAATGCCACTGAAAAAACTCCAAAAAAAACAAAATATCATATAGAATCTATCGCATCTATATGATCTCTGACCTCCGGGATAACTATGCACAACAAATGAATCCGTCTTCTTCGATCAATGCATATAACTTTTGCTTGTCAAACGTATCCTGGATCGAAATTTCCATCGTAAATTCATCGCCGGTTTGGCAGAACATACGATACACGCGCAAAACTTCATCATAAGACAATGCGTGAGGGATGTTTTGCTGAATCCATTGATAGAACCCCGCGGGCGTGATTTTCGATCCACTTTGTTTGTAGGTTTGGTAAAACTCCATCATTTCGTCCAATGTCGACATTCCATTTTGAATATAGTCGGTCCCATATAAAATCATCATTTGGCGAAACATTTGCAAGGAAATATCCAAGTCGTGCAAAATCTGGTCCAAATGGTATTGCAAAACAGTATGGTTTCGCAAACTGAAATGGCGAAGAACACGGGGACATCCGTACACGAGCATATCCATATCGTCACTTACACAGGCCCAGGCTTTCCCCTGAATGACCAGTTGCGCACACAGAGAGTCGGCCTCTCCTTCGGCAACATAATACATCGCACCGTACAAATGAATCAGATCTTTGACACGTTGAATGTCATTGTCTTGAATTCGCAGAAATTTCTTTTTGATGCATTCCATCATTAGTAAAACTTCCTTTTTTTCCACCGAAGAACTGTTCTTGGCCAAAGTTAATTGTTTTTCCAGTTGTTTGTATTTTTCTTCCGCTGCCATCTTCACGTGTTTGCGGTTTTGCAAGGTTTCCAATTTTTCGGTCGGCGGTTTTCCGTCGAAAATGAACAGCGGCGTAATGTTGTATTTGCGGAAAATCGATATCATTTCGTAAAAGGATTCGATGATGGCATTTTTGCCCAAATATCGATACAAATAAATGCTTGTATCGATAACCAGTGTTTTGTTTTGCAATTCGGACAAGTGGATTTTCTCGATCGATTTCGACTGGCAACGGTCGTTCAGAAAATGATTCAAATATTTGATTCCCATTTTTATCAGGTGTGGTAAATCCCGTTGATTTGACTTTGTAGAGTCGGTTTTTCGCTTTATTCCGAGTTCAACTTTTTTATACAGTATAGGATATAAGAATTTCCCGCACATTATTTACAATAAAAATGCTGAAAATACTGGTTTCCCTAGTTTCATTGTTTGTGCAAATCCAATCGTCTTCCTATGTCTATCGTGTTGTCAAAACCCCCATTTTTCACTTTACGCGATCGATCAAACAGCATCATATCGTCGTGATCCAGTACGACAAAACGAAAGAAGAATACCGTCCGGGAACGTTTGCTGTCGATTTCACACCGACCCAACAAAACTGGAAAACAATGGTTCGGCTGTTTTTGGGAATGAATGTTCCGGCGAAAATACGCGTCCGTTTCATTATAGATCTCGTTTCATTGTACCACGATAGTGACCAAGAAATTGAAGAAAAATGGATGCAGACGAGTATCAATGTTGATCCCGTCCAACTGTTTTCACCTACATTGACATTGACGAAACAATCCATCTGGGCGGATCCCCAAACAATGAATTTGTATACTCACAATTGCCAACATTTTAGTCGTGACTTGGTAGATGTTTTACAATCAGACGACGACGACGATTCCACTATAGACGATGACAAGAAAAGGTTGAAAGGCTTTTTTCTTTATGACCAAGAAGACACCCAACCAAGAAAACAACAACAACAAAATGTCGGAACTAGACAAACAAAACGAAGAAAACCAGTGTGAATATGAGGCAGCGATGAAGGTCTTGTCCGAAGTAGCAAAAGATCCTTTGACAGAAGAAATGGAAGATCGACTTCGCCAGTTGAATCGCGCGGTTGAACAGTCGTGGCGGAACTTTAGCGGTTTGTATGTGGTTCATCGCGGAGATGTGAATGCCTGGATTGCCGATCCAATGACCAATCGTGTGGAAGCCTCGCGATATATCTCCTATATGAGCCAAGATTTCTACGAAAATCATCCCGATTGGATCATTGAACCGCCGAGTTTAGACAATGTGTATGACCCGTTGAATCACATTTATACGCACAAATGGGACTGCGACGATTTGCTCATTTCGTTTGAATTTGTCTTGCGCCATCATTACTTGTTTGGAGGAGTCGATTTGGATGAATTCGATGCCGGCGAGATCTTTTGGGACAGTGCGGACCCGTTTTCGTACAAATTGGTCTACCAATACTTGCGCAATCTCGAGGGAGTCATTCCGGAAATGTTTGACGAAAAAATGCGGCTACTTCCTCGAAGCAAAATCCCCGCGCATTTCTTGCAATATGATACGGATGAAAGGGAACGGGTACAAATCACCCCCGAAAACGCAAAATATTACATTGGATGTGATGTGGTGTTTACCACACGCGGACACAAGGAGACCAAGACTATTTTGGGAGTTTCCGATTCTGGCAAAACCATCCAGGTCGATCATCCTGATTTGAACAACCAATTGCAATTGGTGACGCGCAAAGTATACCTTTTGCAATAACTAAGTCTTGGAAATTCCCTGGAAACCCTTGGAAATTCCCTGGAAACCCTTGGAAATTCCCTGGAAACCCAGAAAAAAATGGACCTTTGTCCATTTTTTTCGTCAGCCCGATCGACGTTTCGCCGTTTTGCAGCGAAAGTTGGCATCGCGTTGTTGGTTCGGACCACATTTTTTGACACATCGATTCGTCCTTGGATTCAACTCCTTCTCTTCGGGACAGAGTTTTTCGGGTTTTTCGGTGTTCTTGGCCGGCTTTGGTAATCTCACCGTTTTGCAGCGAAACTTTGCATCACGTTGCTGATTTGGAGCACACTCCTTGACACACCGACCCGTCAATGGATTGATGATTTTGCCAGGAGGACAAACCTTTTTCAATAACTTTTTGTCTTTTTGCTCGATTGATTTTTCCAAGGATTTCTCCGACATACTGGGTATACGTATGGCCGAAGGAGACGGCGGTTCAACCTTGGTGGGAATATGATTCACAAAGATAATGTGTTCCATCATCAGAATGGGTCCCAATACATTTTCATAGTTAATCAATGCGTCTTCTACGGTATATCGAGTATACGTATCGGATCGAATGCAAAACAGTAAATGGGCATACAAATCGACGTAATCGATCTTGCTCGATTTTATCAAATGAAATGTTTTTATGAATACGTACATAAGTCCCATACACATACCATACAAGTCAAACGTCTCCAGTGATTTGTCTAAAAACTCCTCAAAGGGTACATAATGGGTACTTTCCAAAAAGGCGTTCATTGAGTAAAACAACGCTTCCGATGATGTCTTGCGGTTTACAAATGGGTCTTTTATATGATCTCGGGGGAGCACATTTCCCAGAAAAGCACTATCATATACAACAGAGATATTGGCGTTCAACTCGCGTAATACGGCGTTTTTGTATGTTTTTGAATAGTACCTATTTTTAGCATAAAACCGAGTCTCCACTGGATAGGACCAGTGTATCAAATGATCGATTTGGTCATTGTGTAGCAAAATACTGGACTTTGCGGCGTCCAATGGTCGCATTAATCCAAAATCAATAAATGCTGCGCGACGGGTATCCGGATTGTAAACAATGTTTTGCCCTTTCAAATCGTGATGCGTAATGTTTTCCTTGAGAAAAACGGAGAGTCCCAAGAACAGCCGGTGGCATTCCATCCAAAAGGCCTCCATTGTTTTCTGGTTTTCGGGAGTCGCCGATTTTCCTTCCATCGATTTAGCAAAATCGATCAAATTCATACCGCCATTTTCCATAATGAGCAATTCGTAATTGGGATGAATTTGTTTGCTCGATTCGATGGTGGCCTTGGATCCAATTCGATTACATTGTCTTACCGCACGGTAGTTTGCCTGGCTCTGTTTGGGCGAACATTTCAATGGAAGTCCCAAGAAAAATTGGTTCTCCGGGTCCGCACGCTGGATTCCTAAATATTCGTCTAATTCTGTATTGGCGTGTTTTTGTGATAACAATTTCGAGACCTTGTTTTGATAGTTTATCTTGGTCTGTTTGCATTTCAAACTTGGAGCGTGAACGCAACCGTATGATCCTTCACCTACAACTTTGGGTGTCGTCATCAATATGCGATCAAGATAAAAATAAAATGAGAAGTTTGGCTGATTTATACATTAGTGTGATACAAAATCTTTTTAGTGGGGTTTTGCAAGCGTAAAACGGATTCTGTCCAAGATTCTGTCGAAAAAAAGGAAGATATAAAAAAGGGAGGGGGTCGCAGGGGGAACCTACGGTTCCCCTGCTTCGTTACACCCGTGTTTTTCTTTTCGCGACGATTTAGTAGTAAAATGGAAGGCATATATGAAGCAGACTCATCGTTCCCTTTTTCACAATTGACATTGACCAAACCCACACTCGTATCGGGCGGCTATTATTTCATTACATTCTTGGTAAATCAAGCCCCGCTCTATATCAAAACACCTAAATGCGGTGTCAAGGGCGGAATCGTAAAAGCGGGCAAACGATACAATTGCGACTTGATGTTTAGTAATGAAAACGAAGAATTTATCCGATGGATGGAACAATTGGAACAACACATTTGCAAGTCACTCTATGAGAATCGCACCAAGTGGTTTGAGACGGAGATGGAAATGTCTGATATTGAAGATTCTTTAGCCTCTCCGATGAAAATCTACAAATCGGGCAAGTTTTACTTGTTACGAACCAATTTGTATACACGTTTAGGCAAAATATCGTCCAAGATTTACGACGAATCCGAACGCGATGTTTCTCACGATACCATCGGCGAAGATCACAAAGTCATCAGCATCTTGGAAATACAGGGGATCAAATGCTCATCGCGGAGTTTCCAAGTCGAAATTGAAATGAAACAAATGATGGTTTTGTCCCCCGTCAACCTCTTTGAAAAATGTATTTTAGGAAAAGGCCGGGCCGAACCATCCATTCAAAATGACGAACCCGCCACAACCATTTTGGATACAACGGTGCCTTCCGCAACCGAGACGCCGGAAATTCCGACCACCCAATCAAAGGAGGAGGAGGAGGAGGAAAAAGAGGTTTTGCCAGTAGCGATAGAAACATCGAATCAAAACGAATCTATGGTGGATCCTTTAGAAAAAAAAGACGTCGACACCCCCCCTTTAGATAAAACAGAACCGAAATCGCCGTCTACCGACGACGCATCCACCGATCTTCTCGAAGTAGAACTCGATTTAGCCAATTTGGATTCCAACGAAGTCTTTGAAATCAAGGCTCGAAATGAAGTTTATTATGAATTGTATCGACAGGTTTTAGCTAGAGCCAAGACCGCACGCAAAATGGCCCTGGAAGCCTATTTAGAGGCCAAGCAAATTAAACAAATGTACCATTTAGAAATATCTTCAGACAGTGATGGCGAGAGTGACGGCGAAGATGATCCAACCTCTGAAAAAGAGATGGCGGAATAAAATCTCGATTTTTCTTTCTTTAGAAAAACCTAGGGTTTGTACCTTGAGGAATGAATAGGCCGCTTAATTTTTATCCACCGTTTATATAAACGGAAAAATGTTGAAATCACAAAATGTCAAGTGGATTTTTTTGATCATCGTGGTTGTATTCCTTCTTTGGGCATTAAATTCGTATGCTACTGGTAAACGTGAAAACTATCTAGATCTAACTGGTACTGATTATCAAAATGCTTATCGTGGCTCACCTAGAGAAACCCCTTCTTCTAGAGGTCGCCCTACAGCATCCCCGAAACGTGAAAATTTCGAAGATCCAGACGGTTTTGAGGAAGGTTTCGAACCTGAAATGCCGGATGCCGAAGGTTTTGAGAACTACAGCTCGCAAAACGTTGCCAACCCCAGCGATTTGTTACCTGTTGACCAAAACAGCCAATGGGCCGCACTAAATCCTGTCCAAAACAAGTATCCCCAACTTCCCGATTTGCTCCAGGCAGGCAATCTCATTGGTTTAGATACAATTGGCCAAACTCTTAAAAACGCCAACTACCAGCTTCGTTCTGATCCTATTATCAACAAGACCAATGTGGGACCTTGGAACAACAGCACGTATGAACCCGATCTTGCTCGCGTTCCTCTTGAGTTGGGTAATTGCAACGCCTAATCTCTATTCGTGAATACACGAAAATGATGTGTCGATATAGATACACCATTGTCACAATAATGCCGATAACCGATAAAAAATCTAGTGGTAATACAACTACACCCATAAGTGGAAATGGAACGCAGTCCAATTATTGTATATGTCATTATTGCGTTTGTTATACTATTATGTATTCACACCTATTACAATTCGGACTGGATTCAATTGAAATGCATCGTTTCCACCGTCGACGGAAACAAATATTGCGTGCGTGATCGAAGCAAACTCAACGAGTCCGCGGACCTTTTGGCAAATGTAACCGTAAAGTGCAAACAATTAGTGAATTATATGAAGGAAAACTATCCAGACAATGCAATGGTAAAACGTCTCGTTGCAGGATACAATCCTCAAAAAATTATGGAGACCTTGCCCAATAGTAAACATACCGCCTATAGTGAAAACAAGGGCGAAAAGATTGCGTTTTGCTTGAACCCGACCCGAGAGGACGAGAACAGTTTGATCGACGAACACACACTAATGTTCGTAGCCATTCACGAATTATCGCACGTAGGTACCGTCTCGGTAGGACACAAGGAAGAGTTTTGGAAGAATTTCAAGTTCTTGTTAGACAACGCCAAGGAAGCCGGAATTCACTATCCCACAGACTACAAAAGAAAGCCGACGAAATATTGTGGAATGACCATACACGACAATCCACACTACGACTACGACAAATAGTACGCATATCTATCTCAAATCGGAGATTTCGCCCTGGTTTTGTCTCAAAATATACTATTATAGTAAAAGTATATTTGGATTGATCCGACGACGATGAAAGTTCCTCCCATCAATGTCTACAAAATTCACATATTCAATCCGAGTGGTAAGGTCGAACGCATTCATCTCTTTTGCAGCCAAACATACACATCGGATGAGGTGTCCCAATTATTTAGCGTATCTGAATTGGCCCACATCAAAACCGAAGCGATTGAAGTCGTCTTTTCACCCTTTATCATTCACGCCGACGATTCCATCCGGACCATCAAATTGAAAATTGTCCAAGAATGCAATCGATACAACAACGAGACCGCATTCGGTTTAGAAGAATTGTACCTATTCAGCGAATCTGTCAAACCATTGTCAATGGACACGATCTACCAAAAGGCCACCCAAAATGAAACCGTGCCCTTCACAAAAGAGCTCTTTTTCCAATACGCGCTGCACCTCAATTTGGACCCCTTTTCCGCCTTTGAAACCAATGCTCAAGGTGAACGCATCGATCTTTTGGAAAAGGAGGTCTTTGACTTTGACGACTGGAATGCACTGGCACCCACCGAAAAACACCAAATCTACACTCCCATCGGAATGAAATTCCAAGATGAATACGATTTTACGTTTTCAGCCAATCCCTATCAAACCCATATTTGGAAGGAGCATACGCGCTATCAAATGGATCCCAAGAACCCCCTCTTGGTTTTCGAAAATACTCTGCTCCTCAACTACACCGCATCGACCAACTTGTATGTATGTTTTGCTAGAAATGTCCTGACCTATGCAAATACGCACGAGATCGACGACGATTATATGTGTCTGCTCTATTTCCCCTTTTTGAAAATGCAAAACATTACTACCTTGGACCTCTTGAACGAACAAGTCGAAATCTTGGCACAGGAAACCGAACAACAGATAAACAAGGTCTTTCAGAAGAAGAATGAAATCATCGATACCTTTTACTTGGTCCATTGGAATCGCAAAACGGATTTGGCGTACAAAGTCCAAGGCATTCGACAGTACCAGATCAAAATGAAATCGAGTATGTACAACCAGGTCCTTCCCTTGGACATTGTCTTCAAAAACGTCCACGCAACGGCCGAAACGCCCTTTGTCAAATACAATCCGGGACTGCGACGCGAGAATATGTATCGTCTCTATTCCACCCAAATTTCGGCCAATGGGAAAAAAATCCCCGTCTTGGATGAATCCAAGGTGATGCGCCTGTCCGGAAAAATGGCTCGTCGGAATCAATTGTCGATTTATATCCAAGGCGAACACGACGTTTTCTTGAATATGGATTCGCAGTCCAACATCGAAATAATGGGTGAATGCCCGACGCCAATGACGCCGAATGAACTGGAAGTGTTTCTGAAGAAAACCGTCTCGCCCATCTTGGAAAAACTCAATGATTCTCTCTATTCCACGGGATATGTTTTGCAGACCTACCAAGGATTACGCGGACCCCACATTTTACAGTCGCGCTATAGCTATGAAATCGTAATGACCATTGACAAAAAGATTGAATTGAATGACCAAAAGGGGTATCTCACCTCCGTAGTAAACATCGTGTCCTCGAATATTCTGAAAGAAGCCGTCTTGCGATATAAACGCGTGGAGAATTTCAAAGTAATGGATTCACAGTCGGCCGTTATAACCGACGTATATGACCGTACAGGCAATTATCGCGAGGTGATCCAAGCACTCATTACGAATTTTCAAATGACCGAGGAAGAGGCACTTTTACGATACAGCCAATTCCGCTCTGAACACCAAGTCTTGAATGAAAAGATTGTTGAAAATCCGGGGTTTGGTATTCGGATGAAAATGGTCCCTTTGAAAAACGATGTTTTGATCGTGGTCGACGACATATTGTCGTTGGAGTATGTGGATGTTTTGCCCATTTATCTGGATACCTTTTTGCGAATGACCCAAGACCCCACGACTACGGATATTCCCAAGGACCGTTTGCGCAAATTTCGACAAATCCTCAAGACGGTAGAACCAGAGGAGGAACCTGTGGTAGACAATGTGGTTGGTGCAATTGAGATTCGCGAAACGGCGGCCAAATCGGACGCGGTAGAAAAATCCAAGATTGTACCTCAATTTGTCTTGGACGAACCAGAAGACCAACAAGAACAATTGGAGTTTGACGATGACTATGACTATAATTATGAAGATGAGGGAGAACAAGACGAATATGGGATGGAAGAGGAGAATGACGACGAACCCATTGCATTGGAATATGGCGGCGAATCCAACAAATCGGAAGAGGATGTTTTGCCCAAGAGTGAAAAATATGTCGCCGATCTCGATGGAATGTCGATCAAGAATCCAACACCGTTTTTTCGCAAAATGCAAAATTTAGAACCCACCTTGTTCTTGGACACAACCGAAAGTGTGCGCGGTGAAAAGTTCGACTTGTATTCAACGTCGTGTCCATCCACGGATAAACGCCAGCCCATTATTTTGACCGAAGAAGAAAAACGGATCATTGATGAAACGAATCCGGGATCATACAGCCACGCGCTCAAATACGGTTCGGATCCCAAGAAACCCTACTACTACATTTGTCCAAGATATTGGTGTTTGAAAACCAACACGAGTATCAGCAAAAAGGACGCAGAAGAGGGGAAAAAATGCGGGAAAATCATACCGCGTGGATCCAATACGATTCCCAAAGGCCATTATGTCTATGAATTCGCCCACCCGAAAAAACACTTTACCAATGGTGTCTACATCGATCATACCCCCGGATTCTTGGAAACGGAAAAACATCCCAAAGGAATGTCGGTACCGTGTTGCTACAAAAAGGAATGGGATTCCGAGTTTCAGCGGTTGCGACGCATCGCTTCGGGTCAATACGGATTTACGGGTAACGAAGAAGGCGTTGTTGTAGAAAAAGAGAATACCGGAGACCAACCTTTGGCCAAGACTGCCATTACGTATATCATCGGCCCCGTTTCCTATCCCCTGCCACCCCAGAGATGGGGATTTCTGCCAATGTCGATCCAATTGTTCTTGGGAACCGACAATAGTTTGGCTTTGGAAAAGGGAGAAACGGCCAAGATTCGGAATAACACGCCGTGTGTTCTCAGATACGGAGTCGAACGCTCCGACCAGCAGTCGTTCTTGGCGTGTATGGCCTATTTTTATGCATTCAAACAAAACCTGGACAAGGTACCCTCTGTCGCAGAAATGCGCAACATACTGGCCGATGCAATCACCTTGGACCATTTCATCCGATACCAAAACGGAAATTTGCCCTCGATCTTTCGTCCCAAGGTGATCGACGAATCCACGATCAATGTGGAAGATTATGCGGACACTCAGTTTTATCAATCGATTGATATACAAAACGATTCGCAAGTAGATTACCTGGAAACCACCATCGCGGCTTACCAACATTTCTTGGCCTTCTTGAAAGACGAAACGTCGATCATCAATCATTCGTATTTGTGGGATGCCGTATGCGATCGCAATCCTGAATTAATGAATGACGGATTCAATTTGGTCATTTTGAAAATGGTCGATCAAGATATTACTGAAAAGGTCCAAATGGTTTGTCCGTCGAATTCCTATACTGCGATCAAACACGACAAGTCCAAGATGACGATGGTTTTGCTTTTACAAGACGTATATTATGAACCCATTCATATTTATGAACAATATGACGCCATCGTCAAGAGCAAATCGGGCGAAATCGCCTATTTGTTCAAAACGGGGGATACATTGCAAAAAGACCGTGTGGTCGACCCCCAGAAAAAGGTGGTTTATACCTTTGGCAAGGGGGATGTCAAGAAAATAGAGGTGGTTCCCAAACGCGGGTTCACCGAAGACGATTCCATCCCGATGGTCAAACATATGCTCGAATTAATACAGTTGACACGGCAGAAGTACTGTGCACCGTTGCCGAGTATGCCGCGAGTCTATGAATTCAAGCAAAACATACCCATCCAGAAATTACTCGATCTACTCGAATCAATGCATTATACGGTGGAGGCCCAGGTGGTCAATTATCGGAACAAGGCCATAGGTGTCCAAGTCATCAAACAACCGGGTCAAAAAGCTCTCTTTGTCCCGTGTTTTCCGTCGTCCATTGTCGACGAAATGCCATCTCTGTTTATGGACGAAGAATCCCTTTGGCTGGATTATCGAACCACGCGCGATCGTTTGCTAAATCTATCCCTTGATAGCCAGGGCAAAATCCCCTGTCGTCCCATTATCAAAATTGTCGAAAATGATTTGGTGGTCGGATTTTTGACGGAAACCAATCAGTTTGTCCAAGTGAATCCGCCCGAACCCAACTTGGACGAGGACGAAATCAAAGTCATTAACCATTCCAATTTCGGAAAGGACGAGACGTCGGAACATCCCGACAAGGAATTGGCGTTGAATCGATCCGCCGATCAAGAACGAAACCAAACCGTGCGCAAAATCAAACTCGAGACGCAGTTTTACAATGTATTCCGGACCCTGATTCGCCAACGATTGAACGAGTACGAACACCGCCAAATTCGCAAAAACATTCTCCGGCAAATCGACGACGTCGCCATCGATTACTATGGAAAACTGGAGTATATAGAGCAGCAGCTGGTGAACCTGACCAAGGGCGCAGTCGCATTCCACGAATTCGACGTGGAAAAATGGGAGGACTTCGACGAAATCGTCAATTGCAAACAGGACAAAACGACGGGCAAATGCCGGGAAGAACCCTTGGAAACAATGGGCGAGAATAAGAAGTTTTGCTTGTCCACGGAAGATGGTTGCGTAACCATTTTCCCAAAAACGCATTTGCTGAGCGGCAACGACAATGAACAAGTCTATTTCGGTCGTATGGCAGACGAACTTTTGCGATACAAACGAATCCGACTGTTTATGTTTCAGCCCAAACAGTATTTGAATTTGACATCGTCGCAATTCCGGATTCACGACAATGAACTCTTTTTGTTGGAGAGCGTGTTGAATCGCGAGTATTTCCGCGATTTAGTTCCCTACAATGTCAATTCCTATATTCAAAACATTGAATACGACAATGCGAGCCCGTCGATCACCCAAACTTACAAGGATGAATTGAGTTTGGCGGAACAGGAGGCACTTTTGCAAAAGAAGGAAAAACGCGGTTTGGCGAATTACATACAAAATTGTATTTCGGAAACACGACCACGCGTCATCGGAAATGAAAAGAAGGGCTCGTGGAAACTCTACTTCCCCAACACGGTTTCGGAAATGGTTTTCGAGAAATCGGTTCAGTGTAGTTTCATCCCAATGATTTATATTTTGCAAGATTTGCAAAAGGTCGAATACGGTGTCAATGATGTGAAACGGATGCTTTGGAATGGATACCGCACATTTTGGGAAAAATATCCGGAAAAAATCGTGGCGATTTTGCGGTATCAGGGAAAACGGGAACTGATGGACCAAGTCGCAACGGGATTCGAAGAAGTATTGTTTAGCGATTCCTACTACATCACCGACTTGGATTGGTGGGTTTTGGCGAATTCGGAAAAACTACCCATCGTGTTGTTTTCGTCAACGTCGATGAAATTTTTGGCGAATACGATCAACTGGATTCGATTGGGGTCGAGCAATGGGTCGGATGAAAAGTATTATTTTGTTCGATCTCCCGTTGGTGTCAAACCGAATCTTCCTTCGAGTTATCACGTTTTGAATCCGGCATTGCCATTCAATGAATTGCGGGGAGATATGTTTGTACGTGCAGAACGCGGTGATGAAAAATTCAAGGAAAATATGCAGACGCTGGACGAATATATGCGCGGATATACCTTGCTCAAAAAGAAGTAGACTATATTTAGAAGGAATCCAAGAAAAGAGCAAAATGTCGATTCCTGTTTATGTGGTCAACTATAAAAATGAAGAACGCAAGGAGCGAATGTCACACCGATTTCATCAAATGGGACTGTATGCGCATTATGTTTCGCCGGTTTCTTCCATGGATCCGCGTTTAGACCGGATTGAAGAGGGTGCACCGAATCACGACAAACGGGTCTATTCCATTATGCTCCAGCACTTGGACAGTCTATCGCATTTCTTGGATCATACCGATGCGAAACATTGCATCGTCTGTGAAGACGACATCAAAATCTCCAAACATTTAGCGAACGATTTGCCCAAGATCGTTGGCGTATTCGATGAACAGAAATGGGATGTTTTGCTGTTGGGGTTCCTGTTTCCGTATCGGATTTTTCCCGATGAAAATCCGTATTTTGCTAGGATGGCGGATCGGATCATAAACGAAGATCGGACATATGAATTTCTGCAGTATCCGGATGATCTGTGGGGATCGCAAATGTATATGATGTCGCGCGAACACGCGCGTAAGATAGTGACGGATTATACGGCGGATTATATAACGCGTCCTTTGTCGGAGGGCGAATCACGGATTCCGTATAGCCCGGATTGGATTTTGACCAAATGTGGAAAACGCGCACTGATTTATCCGATGATGGCAGTGGAAGAGGGGGACAGCCCGTTGGGCCACCCGGCACACGAAGAGTTTCATCATCGATGCCACGTGCAAAATTATGTTGAAGATGTACATTTCTAACCACACAGTTCTCCAAATTATCCTTGGACAATGATAATTTGGATATGAAAGCATTGACGAAGATGGATACTATTTTTCCACATTCAATGGACCCCGCTTTACGTGTATAAAAAAATTCGGTGATAAAAACATTTTTCAAGTCCATACTCTGAGTAATTGATTTCTTTGATTTTATTTTTTGCAATGTATTGTTCTAATATTTTATGTATGGATGGCGCATTGGAATCGTCAAACACGATCAATGTATTTTCATCGGCAAATTTTTTACAATTGAATATATCATTGATTACACAAACGTCACCGTGTCCACCGTCAATGTGAATAGCATCATAAATAACGTCATTGGAATATTTGGGAACTTCTGTCAAACTATCTCCCTTTATAAATTCAAAATCGTAAATCGTTTGTAAATAAGTGGCAACTAAAGGTGTATAGCAATGATAACATATATCAAAAGATAATAATTTTATATTGGGATTGGCATAAAAATATAAACAAGACGAATGACCACCATTAAATCCAATTTCAACTATGGTTTTACTGCGTTTGGCTATTTTATACAAATTATTTCGTTTGATATCAAATTGGTCGCCCCTTTCAGTTCCGGGTGAAATTATTGTAAAATGACTATAATGTTCATATAACACGTTTCCTTCCAATTTCTCATTTGTATCGATAATAATATTGTTTATCGTTTTTATGATGGGTAAATTGGCAAATTCTTGAAAATGATAGGTTGATCGATTCAATAAATAGATATTTGCATATTCATTTTCATTGTTACTGCTTTCTAAGACCCCCGAAATCAAATATTTTTCGTTCAAATAAAAAGGTGATATTTTTAGATTCATCGGCGACCATCTTAATGCGTCAGGAAAATCTGGAATTACGGGTGTTCTATTTATTTGATTCATTTGGACCGATTCGTGATGCGTTAACAAACAGTATTTACAATTCCGTTTCATATTTTCTAAAATTTTGAGATTATTTTCCAAGGATAAATGCATCATCGTATGTCGAAAAATAAATAAATCACAGTTTTCAATTTCATCTTCTATAGCATTCTTCACATAAAATGAATAATGCGTGTTTGCAAATGTTTCTTTGTTTTGGTGAATGATAGTAGTGGAGACATCATTCCCAATGAATTCTATGTCAGGAAAGAATTTTAAAACTTCCATTATCCAGTTGCAATCGCCGCACGACCCATCTATTATTTTTTTGATATTATTTTGTTTGATAAAATCTATCAAAAATTTTATTATATTATTAGCGGAAGACAACGATGAACCAGGACCACTTAATGTATATTGATTATTGTTTGTCCATATTTTATTGACATAAATATTATCAAATCCGGATTCGATTTCTGTCATCGTCTGTATAATGGTTTAGATTTTATGCTTTTATATATTTTATTATTATAAATTAATCTTAAGGTCTATCCTTTGGTACAAAACCGTGGGTAGCCTATATCCTTTTCGTGGATAAATATATATTTATCCACGAATAGAGATTAAGCAAAATGGATAAGCAAAAGAATGAAATCAATGAAATATACATAAGTTGTATTTTTGGAAAAACATACAAAATGGTTCATCCATCCCCGAATAAAGAAAAGAGTTTCTTTTTTACAAATAATCCAGAAATAGAAAATGAATTAATTGAAAAAGGGTGGAATTATGTATATGTAAATAAACCATTGGTCAATGATACGATAGTATCATCCTTGCAAAGCAAATATATAAAATTTTTACAATTTTTCGACGACTTTCCTGAATTTCGAATATATACTACAATTATTTATTTTGATCATAAGGAAAATGTTTCTAACAAAACAGCAGACGAAATACAAAATATTATTAAAACCACGAATAAATCAATCATAATACGTACTACTCCAAGAATGAAAACAAATATAAGCGATGAAATTGCTGATGCGATGGGACAACAACGATATGTGAAAAATATGAAGAAAACGATTGATTATATCGATTCGGTGAAGAAAAATGGCATAAATGAAAATGTAAGAATCTGTAACACGGGTTTGCTTATTTATATTGAACCAAATAAAATAATGGATTTGTTGAATAAAGTATACAATAAATGTTTAGAGCACGAACAACCCGAGTGTCAAATTTATTGGGCAATATTTTCCCAAGATTTTGAGGATGAAATATTGAAAATTGACTGGAGACACATTCAATCTATTCAGAGAACGTTATGTTTTACTAAGGCGTGATATCCACCTCACCATTTCGTATTGGTCACCTTTTTGACGTTGATCGCCGGCCCCGTTCTCTTCTTGGCCTTGTCCGGATCATACATCTCATCTTCATCGTCCGAACCCATATTTTTCGAGATTTCCCAAAACTCCTTGGATCCCAACTTGAAATCCGGACGCATCTCGGCCTTGTACCAGAAAATCTGATCGTATATTTTGTTCGACTTTGCATTGTTGTTGATGACCAGGCATTCGAAATTCTCCGTGGTCTGGTTCATCACCGAGCAAAAGGATTCCAAGGTGGGAAACATCGACGCATAATTTTCCCAAATACGTTTTCGGTTTGTCGTGTAGGGTTCGCGCAAAATAAAGACGTAATCAATGTTGGTACGGAGATTGGGAGGAATACCTAAAGGATATTGCATCGTGATGATCAACATCACTTTCCAATGACGGCCGTTCATAAATAACAAGCGCATCAATTTATCACGCGACCAAGTTTGATCATAGAGACAATCGTCCAAGATGACAAACGTCCGAGGGTCAATCGTGGTCTTTTTATAGGTCTCCATGTCTTTGTTGACTTGTTTTAGCACGGCCTTTTGTCGACGTAAAATGTTCTCAATCAAAACACTATTGTATTCTTCGTGAATAAAGAGTTTGGGCACGTGACTGGCATAAAATCCATTACCGGCTTCTGTTCCGGAAATCACGGTCCCAATGGGTATGTCTTGGTGATGATAAAGGAGATCTCTGACCAAGAAGGACTTGCCCGTATCCTTCTTTCCAATCACGACCATCATGGGGCTCTTGCGAGAATCCATCTCGCATCGATCCTT